TGGTTCAGGTCTGGCGGATCGACGTCGTTAGGCACCAGGTGGGGCAGCTCGGCCGGCTGCATCCCGTTCAGCTTGAACAGCTGCGGGATCGCCTTGCGGTTGATCGGGTCCGCGATCGCCTTGGCGATGCCGTTCACACCGGTACGGAAGATCCCCGACTTGTCGGTGTGCAGCGCGTAGGACGAGCCGTTGTTCTCGTGGCCGGTCATGATGAAGTCGGCCATCACGGACATCAGCATGCGGGTCTCGTACCGCTGGATGACCCCATCGATGTTGAACTGCCGGGAGCCGCCGGAGGTGAGCAGCTTGAAGTCGTACAGCAGCTTCCCGTCGTCGTCGTACGCCATGGGCCATACCAGGCCCTCCTGCTCGTTGCGCCGCACGGCCTGGACGGCCTGCTTCACGGCGGCCAGCATCTTGGCGTCGTCGGAGCCGGGCTTGGGGTTCAGCACGTTGGGCGGCACATACGCCACCGGCAGGCCGGTCAGGTCCCGCTCGATGCCGACCGCTTCGATCTCCTCGAAGCGCTTGATCATGAACCACGGCCTGTAAGCCGTCCGGAGGAGCGAATGCCCTTCGGGGGAGTTCTTGTTGAGCCGGGGCCGCATCAAAAGGCACCGGCTCATCGGCAGGACGATCTTCTCGTACCAGGGCGCCGGCATCTGGACCATGGCCTGGACGTCGCCGTTCTTGGCGAACACCCAGCGCAGCAGCGAGTCCTGACCACGGATCGCGAACTTGCGCCATGACATTCTGCTGTCGTTGAACTTGGACTGGTGCGGCGGATTGGCCCACAGTCCCAGGCGCCGCTTGAACACGATCTCGTGCACCGACCAGCCGTAGGTCAGCATCGAACAGGCCTCGGACACGAAGTCGCCGAAGCTGTGCTCCATGTCGTCCATGGCCTGCTCGACGAACTCGGCGTTCTGCCGGTCGGCGGGCTTGTCCGACGCCGGCTCCACCCGCCATTCCACCTGGGACAGCAGCTGGGTGACCGTGTAGATCCACGCACCGAGCACCGGGGAGTTCTCGGCCATCTCCCGGTAGACCTTGACCGCGTTCCGGCCGCGCAGCTGGGGCAGGAACTCGTCCTGGACGTAGCCGCCGGACCGCTTCAGGCCGGTGCGGCCCACCTCGAGAGTGGGGGCGAAGTTCTTGACCTCGTCGCCCAGATTGGCGTCCAAGAGGTCCGTGGGCAGGGATCGGGTCACCGCGTTCCCTTCCGTCGTTCCGGCGCGCTGGATGTCTTCATGGCCTCATTGTCGCCACCCGGACCAGACGCGCTCATACCGTCAGGCTGAACGAGCCGATCCGCTCCACCTCCTGGACCACCGGGTCCATGTCGCGTTCCCGCTGCAGGTCGTCGCCGTTGAAGTCCTTGTCCAGCGCGGTGGGGGCGCCGGTGCGCTTGACGACGGCCGGGGCGGACACCCGGACGAACCGCTTGGCGGCGTACTCGGCCAGCGCGGCCGCGCACACCGTGTCCGGCAGGTGGTAGTCCTGCGCGGTGGAGTACAGGTCGCCGCTGCGGCAGTACTTGTGCTCCACGTAGGCCGCCGTGATCCGCGGGATCCTCCACCGGCCCTTCTCCACGGCGTTGACGTAGTCGTTGAGCAGGATGGCCCGCTTGTCGCCGGTCATCGGGAACGGCCGGGCCCGCACGTCGAGGTAGTCGTTGACGACGTTGCCCAGGCCGGTGGAGTCGTGCCAGACGCCCTTGAGCGGCACCCGGTAGTACTGGATGGCCTTGTTCAGGAAGCCGATCATCACCGGATACGGCCGCCGGTTGGCCCGCAGGTAGTAGACGAGCTCGCGCTGCTCACCGTCGATGCGGGCCACCCAGATGATCGTCTTGTCCTGCTCCTTGGCCCAGTCGGCGCCGGCCACGTACTGCGCGGAGTTGACCCGCCGGGCGAATCGGTACTCCTCGAAGTCCTTGGCCTCCTTGTGCTCGACGTAGCCCTTGCCCTCGCCGACCTTGTCGTCGGGCTTGAACTTCAGGCAGAACGCGGCCTCCACGGCGTCGCCGTCGAAGGCGCGGTTGCCGATCGAGGGCTCACCCAGGTCGTACTCGATGCGGAACATCTCCGCCGAGACGTCGTCCTTCTTCTCCTGGATGGTGGCCTCGGTCAACCATCCGTCGACGGGGTTGGCCGACTCCCGGTAGCACCACCGGTAGACCGGCTGGTGCTTCTCGTCGGCCCGTTTCAGCACCTCGGTGAACGTGCCCTGCGCGTTCTGCCAGGTGGAGCTGACTACCGTGAACGTGTCTACGATGCGGCCCAGGTAGTTGCCTTGAGGGAGGGGCTGCCCCAGGGCCGCGTCGTAGATGTCCAGCTCCATCTCGTCCACCTCGTCCATCAGCAGGATCGACGGGTGAGGGCCGCGGACGTTCTTCTGTGAGGCCGGCAGCGGGCGGATGCGGCCGTCGTTGGTCAGCTTGATCCGGGTCGCGGTCTGGTCGACGGTCATCGAACCGGGGATGCCCTCGTAAGCCATCGCCTTGACCATGTACTCGTGCACGTTGGTGGACTGGCTCATCGACCCGCCGAGGATGGTGATGTCGGCGCCCAGGATGTAGGCAAACGTCATCCCCAGCGTCGCCATCGTGTAGCTCTTGCCGGCCAGGCCGCGGGATGCGTGCCAGATGGCCCGGCTGATCTTGTCCCCCTCGAAGCCCGGCAGCGAGCAGACGCCGAAGTAGGCGTCGGCGAAGGCGTCGAACGGGCTGCAGTGGTCGGGGCAGACCTTGGTGCGGGGGATGGACACGCCCATCAGCGCCTTCACCGCGTACCAGAGCTGGTCCCGGTTCTGCGGCGGGTACGGCAGGATGAGTTTCCGCATCAGGGGGCCTGATCTTCCGGTTCGCGCACGGCGTGCCGGCCCACAGGCTCAACCTCAACCTCAGGGTTAGCGTCGGCAACCGGCGGCTCGGGCAACAGCGACGGACCGTCCCCGGTGCGCGGCACGTTCATCGCGGCCAGGCCCTTCAGCAGCGCCAGCAGGGCCACCGGGAATGCCGCGGCCAGGGCGCCCGCCCAATCCACGCTGGTGTAGTCGGTGGCACCCACCACCAGGGCAGCCACGAAGGCCTGGACGAACGTCTTCACCACCCGGAAGCCCAGGTCCAGCCACGGCGACAGCGGCGGCACCGGGATCGACGCGAAGCTGGTGAGCACGCTGATCAGGGCGGCTACCCCGCCGGCGTAGACAGCCAGCAGCCAGTCCGGGTGGACCAGCAGGTCCCCACCGTTGGCGAACAGCATCACCACCGCGACCTCGATGAACGTCGCAATGGCCCGTTCTCCGGTGTCCAACCAGAACTGCTTCATGGCTTCTCCTCAGAACACCACAGCGATGTCGCCGGCGGCGACGATCAACTGTCCGGACGCGGTGACCGGGATGGGGGTGTCCAGCTTGTAGGCCGAGAGCAGATGCCCACCGGCGCCGCGGTCCCAGACCCCGAGCCAGGACACCGTCGACTCCGGCATGCCGGTGAACACCTGCGAATTGTTCGTCACCCGGGCCCGGTTGGCGCCAGGTGCGAAGCTGCACGGCTGCCGCATATACCCGCCGCCCAGGATCTCGGTGGAGCCCAGTCCGGACGGGGTGGGGTCATCGAAGTGAGCAGCCAGGTAGGCCAGGTCCAGGAGGTAGTCCAGCGCCAGGTTCGATGCGTAGGTGGACAGATAGCTGGTGCTCATGACGAGGAGCCTCCCTGGACCTGACGGAACAGGCGCCCCATGAAGTACACAGGAGTGCTGTATTCCGCATAGAACATCGCGTAGAGGGTGATGGCCACGTCGTCCTGCAGCCCGTTGGGCAGAGTCGGGTCGTACTCCATGTTCTTGGTGTTGTCGAACGTCCAGGTGGTCGCATCGACGAACAGCCCGGTCGGTTTGCTGCCGTCAGCCTCGGACCCGGGGGAGAAGCCGGCCCGGTTGTAGATGCCGTTCGACCGGTTGCCCCAGCCGACGATGAAACTCTCCGGCGGGGCCAGCTCGGTGGACGGCGGCCAGGGCTGCCCGTTTCTCGGGTCGACCGACTCGAAGGCGTTGTTGATGTACGGGCTGGGACCGGTGCCGTCCGCAGCGGTGGGCATCTCGTCGGCCGACACGTCCAGCTGGTAGATGGACACGTGGAACGGGATCTTCAGCACCTTGCCGTTCTTGTCGTAGACGGCGAACTCGGTGCGGTTGATGGTGCCCTTCTCGGAGGTCAGGATCGAGATCGGCCCCGCCCACCGGCCCAGCATCTTCGACGCGTTGGCGGTGCACTTGACGTAGTACTCCGGGTTGGTGACCGGAGGATGCTGTGCTGTCCAACTCGAATAGGGGAACGCGACCCCGGCCGGCTTGGACTTGTGGAAGTCCTTCGACTTGGTGGGAATGTTGCCCGACCCGGCGGCGTAGCTCCACGGCTGCTGAATGTCTTCGATCTGGTTGGAGGCCCGGTTGACCTGCAGCATGCGCAGCGGTGTCAGCGGGTCACGGTTGCGCAGGATGGCTTCCTGCACGGACAGCAGGTCCCGGTAGCGGGTGTCCACGGTCAGATCGACGTTGCCGGCCTCCGGGTTGCAGCTGACCGCGGAGATGTGGAACCGCATGCCGTACGAGCCGGTCCCCAGGAAGCCCTTGACCAGCACCGTCATCCCGGCCTTGATCTGCCACCGGGACAGGGCCAGCGACGGGTCCACGGTCAGCGACATCGACCCGGTCCAGCCCGGCTCCCGATCCCGCGCCAGGTACTGCACGGCGACGTCCTCCGCCTGGTCCTGGGAGAACCCGCTGGAGAAGGTGGTGTACGCCTCGGTGACGAAGGCGGTGAGGGTCAGCCGCTCGTTCGCCTCGAACGGCCACACCGCGGTGTCCGCGGCCAGCGGCTCGTAGTCGGTGCGGGATCCGTCGTTGGAGATGATGGCGTTGTTCCAGCTGCTGCCGTCCAGGCTGCTGCCGGTGCCGTAGATGACGTTCTCGCACTGGGTGGAGTCCCCGTTGACGGACAGCTTCACCCCAGGCGTGCCCACCCAGACGGAGAAGTCGGCGGGCCGGTTACGCGACCGGATCCGCATCACCGGCCGGCGTTCGACGTCCTTGTAGACCGACCACTGATCGCCCGGCGCGACACTGTCCCCATCGCCCGGCCGGGTAATCATGACGGTCAGGTTGTTCTGCACGAAGCTGGTCAGGGAGGCATCCCAGGCGCCGGTGTCCCGGCTGATGTACTCGGTCCAGTTGGCCCCGGCGGTGATCACCGGGGCGTAGATGGGCGGCACCCCGGGCGAAGGCTTGGGCGCTGTCCGCTTCCAGTCCCTCGGCCAGACGATGGTGAACGGCTTGGTCCGCAGATGCTGGCGCCGGCTGTGCGAGAACTGCTCGGCGATCAGCATCTCCATCGGCCACGGGCGGCTGGGGAAGAACGGCTTGGCCTTGTACCGATCCACCTGGAACAGCGCACCCTGGCATTGCAGTTCGAGGCCGGAATCGTCGGTGAAGGCCATGGAGGCGATGTAGCCCTCCCACACCTTGATCGCCGTGTTGAACGGGGTGACCCGGTTGAGACGCTGGGTGCGCGGATCGGTCACCAGGTCGGCCGGGTCGTTGCCTATCGCGGCCGCCATGGACGGCGCCCAGTAGATGTCGATGTCGGAGTAGAAGCGCAGCCAACGGGCCAGCTCCCCCGCGTCCGGGTCGTCCAGCGCGGTGATGCCGGGGAAGGTGAGCACGGCGGCCGCGTCCCCGAACGGATCCGCGGACGAGAACGAGCTGACCTGGGTGGGCACCCCGCGCACCGTGGTGATGTCCACGTTCTCGCCACCCACGTGGTAGCCGGTGGCGGCGATGAGGAACCGCCCAGAGCCGCCCTGGGTCGCGATGAACTGCCACCCGCTCATTTCTTGTACCGGCTGAACAGGTAGGTGGAGGA